GTGGTTGCAAGGTTTTAGACCAAGCTACCGCTGTTGGCGAGCTGGAAAAATCCACCTCATGTGGGTATCCGTGGAATAGGCAGTTTAGTGATAAAGCTGCGTTCTTAGCGGATCCCGTGGCCTCGCAGGCCATTGGTGAGTACTGGGTGCAATTGCAGCAGGAAAACCCTGAGGTGGTTCCCATTTGGACTGTCACCCAAAAAGTCGAGCTGCGGTCGGTTGAAAAGCTCATGGAGAATAAATTGCGTACGTTTACTGCGTCACCAATTGAGTTCACTGTTGCTTCGAGCCGTGTAAGTCTTGATATGAACGAGAAGTTCTATGATAGCGCTGGGAAAACCTGGTCGTTTGTTGGAACCTCGCTCTTTTTGCGTGGCTGGGATCGTCTTCATGATAGTCTAAGCGTGCATCCTAACACGTTTGAGCTAGATGAGTCGGATTATGATTCTTCGTTATTTGCCAGGGCAATGTTCGGGCAGTGCGAGATTCGTCAACGATTCATGGACGACCCATATGGAAAGGAAATGCTTGCCAGAGTTTATTATCACATAGTTCATTCTGTGTGTGTGTGTGACAATGGTGAGCTGATTCAGAAGCATACTGGCAATCCGAGTGGTTCTACCAATACGATCGTGGATAATACCATGATTTTGTTTCGGTTGTTTGCTTATGCCTGGATCGTTCTTTGCAAGGAGTTTGGAAGGAAGATCAGTTATGCTGACTTTATCAAGAACGTTATCGCTGCGCTTAATGGTGACGATAACACATACTCTGTTTCCGATGAGTGTTCTTGGTTTAATCCAACCAATATTGCGCGTGTTTGGGGTGGCATTGGCGTGAAAACTAAAACACCGTGTGACACCCCGCGCAAAGTGCAAGATGTGCAGTTTTTGAGCCATGGATTCAAGTTTTTTGATGAATACAAGTGCTGGCTGCCTGTTCCCGATACAGATCGGGTTCTTGCGTCTCTTTGTTACAACAGTAGTGTTGATGACATTCGATGGCATTATATGCGGGCGCTTGCGCTTCGTATTACTTCGTTTGGGAATGAAGAGTGCCGGAAAACCATCGCTGATTACATTGCCTACGTTGAGCAGCAGTATCAAGGACTGCTGGTGGGTGAAGTAAAT